CCTCACTCGGCAAGGCTTGGGCGTGTGTCAAAGGCGTGTTGACGCGCGTTACACCGATCCCGGCCGCTCGGCGCACGTTCTCCGAGCCCGTGGTGTGGGAAATCTCTTGGGAGTCTGTGACGCCTGCACCTATCGAGGTGTAAGCGATGGCACGCCGTGAGAAAACCGTCGCGATCACTACCGAGGGTCGCGACCGGGGGAAGTCGTTTGTAATCCGCGAAATGGCTGCGGATCAAGGGGAGCGTTGGGCCTACCGCGCTCTGCTTGCTCTGTCGCGCGGTGGCATTGAACTACCGCCGGGGCTGTTCGAGCGCGGATGGGCCGGGCTCGCGGAAATGATGCCGTACTTTCTCGTCATCGGTCTGCGCGCGCTCAACGGCGCGCAGTGGGCGGAAATCGAGCCGTTGCTTGAAGAAATGATGGCTTGCATTCAATACAAGCCGCCTTCCAACGCTCCATTGCAACAGCTCTTCCCCGGCGAGAATTGCCAGATTGAAGAGATAGCAACGCGCGCGCAGTTGCGCAAAGAGGTGTTCCAGCTACATTTAAATTTTTCGTTGGCCGAAGCGTTCCCGACTACGGACCCGTCCCCGTCGTCTCCGCCGTCGGCCAGCTAACAAAGTATGTCAACGTGCCGCCTATTATTGGGACGCTGGTATCAAGCAGACATGCAACTTTTGTTGAGTTGCAGACTGTGTACGGAGTAGGAGACGCATACGATCTATTAGAGATTGTGAACGTTGACGTGGTAAACGAACGACGCTTGAAAGATAAGAGATAGCCGCCGTGGGTAGTACAACGGTCATTGACCAACTCATCGTAAAGCTCGGTCTTGACCCGCGAGACTTCACGAAGGGTGAAAAAGAAGTAGCAAGCAGCGTTCTACGCACGAAGGAAACCGTGCGCAAGGGCACTGACGATATGGCGCGCGGCGCAGAGAGTGCCGCCAAATCCATTGCGTCTTCGGGCGGCGTACTCGCTAAGGTGTTCTCTCGCGGTGGCCTCGTGGGCATTGCAATTGCCCTTGCGATTGCCGCCGGCAAAAAGATAAATGACATGCTCTATGAGGTAGCCGAGAACACGCGCCGCCTCGGGCTCGATGCCCGCAATTTTAATGCGACGGCCGCCGGCTTGCGCAACATCGAGAACGCGGCCGAGCTGGCCGGCGGATCGCTGGAAGACGCCGTGCAGAGTGCCGGCGGTCTTACCAAATCGCTCTATGATTTGAGATTCAACGGTCAGATATCAGACTCGCTCATCATGCTTGCGCGCCTCGGCGTGCAGTTTCAGGATGCGAGCGGCAAGCAACGTGACTTCAAAGACATTGCGCTTGACACCGCCGATGCGTTGGAGCGGTTGCAGAAGTCGGGCCAAATGACGCGAGGGGATGCGTACTTCGCTGCGCAGCAAGCCGGATTCAGCGGCGGCCTCGCGAACCTTGTAGCCGACGGGCGCGGCGCGACGGCCGCCGGCTTCGCTCGGCAGGAAGCGCGCCGGCAGGTGAATGCGCAGGATGTGGCGGCCGCAAATCGCCGCGTGATCGCTTCGCAGAGTCTAGGCCAAGCGGGACTTGCTGAAGTCGGCACGCCGGCCATGACGAAGGAATCGCCGATAGCTTCCGCCGTCAATGAGAAGTTAGAAAAGACCATCACGGGCGGCATGCACGTTGTTGACTCGCTCGGCACAAAACTTTCTCACGCATCAGATAGGGCCTCGATGGCTCTAGGCGATTTGGCAGACGCCACCAAACGCATGATGAAGGCGCAAGCGGCGTGGTTCCGTGGGCAACACGTCTACGGCCCCGCACTCGATGCGGCCGCAGACAAGTACGGCATTGACCGCGACGTGTTGCGCGGGATCGCACGCACGGAAAGCGGCTATGATCCCAACGCAGTTGCGCGCAACCCAAAAACCGGCAAGGTGACGGGCAAGGGAATCATGCAGCTCAACCCGCAGTTTTTCCCCGGTGCCGGTCAGAATCCTTACAAGGATATTGATACGGCGGCGCAGCATTTTGCCGCGCTGTTGGAAAAGACCGAGGGCACCGAGCAAGAGCGATATGTAGAAGCGCTGCGCATGTACAACGCGGGTGAGAAGAACTACCGCGAGGGCACAAACATAGGGCCTCAAAATAAAGCCTACGCGGGCAAGGTGCTTGCAGGCACATCGCTTGCGTTGCCCACGCCTAACGCGCAGGGCTCCACGGTCAACAATCGTACTGACGTGACGTTTGAGAATGTGACCATTCAAACGCCGCGCACGGATGGCCGCGCGGTGGCTGACGAGTTCATAGATACGACGCGGCGCAAGATGCTGGCGTCGCATGCGGATGCCGGGGTGCAGTAATGGCAATCATCCCAAAGCCGCCGTTTCCCAATGTGCCGAAGGCTCCGGGCGTCCCGCAGCTTGCGCGCTCAAATCTGTTTCCCGCATCGCCGGGGCCAGTTATCGGGCTTGCGCTCGCGCTTGGCAAGCTGTGGCAGTCTATCTTTGCGCAACCGCAGTGGGGCATCTACAAGACAAACCCGCCCAATACAAAAGATGCGAGCGGCATAGAGACAGTGACCATAGTTGCTAAGCGTGTGCCTGTGGTGGTGCCGGATTCCTTCGGCGAGTTCGCCTATCGCAATGAGTGGGCTGTGTCTGACTTTCCCGTACAGCAAGGCGCTTTTGCCAACTACGATAAAGTCTCTCAACCGTTTGAAATCATGCTGCGGCTCTACAAAGGCGGCACGAAGGAAGCGCGCCAAAAGTTTTTGGATAGCATCGAAGCGATTGCGGGCACGTTGGACTTATACGACATTGTCACGCCTGAAAAGTCTTATGTTGGGGTCAATGTGATGAGGTACGAAGTCACGCGACGCGGCGCGCGTGGGGCGTACTTTTTGTCTGAAGTCGATTTGTACTTCCGCGAGATTCGCACGGTGACAGCGGCTTATACCTCTACAGCGGTCACCACTCAAAACGCACAGAATCCTTCCGCGCAGTCTGTGACCAACACGGGCAGCGTGCAGGCGCAGCCTACGACACTCAAAACAGGGGAGTTGCAATAATGCTTCTCATCCCGTTGCAGGCTACTCCTAATCAGACGTTGGCGGTAACGCTCGCGCGCCAAGCTGCGCAGCTCGCTCTACGTCAGAATGGCCGAAACATCTATTTTGATTTGCTGCTTGCCGGCAGCTACGTTGTGCGTTCTCGTATCTGCCGGGACCGTCAGCGCCTCTTACTGGACGCGAAATATCGCGGCTTCGTGGGAGATTTTTTGTTTGTTGATACGCAGGGGGTGAACAATCCGCAGTTTGCCGGGCTCGGCTCGCGCTATCAATTGGTCTACTTGGCGGCGGGCGAATGACGAGCTTTACCGCCAAACGTTTGCGCGTGACCATGATCCTTGCGGGGTCAAACGCCGTGTTCCCCGGCACCGATAGCAATACGTTGGTGCTGGAAAACATGCGCGTAAGCGCTTCGGTGCAAGCAGTTGTCCGCCTTGCGACACAAGCGGAAATCCGCATCTACGGAATGTTGCAAGCAGACATGAATGCTATGTCTGTGATTTGGGCTAATCCTCCCGTTGTTTTAAATCACCTTGTCATTTTGGAAACGAACAATACCGGCCGCGAGGATGGATGGGTGCAGGTGTTCAAGGGCACCGTGACCGAGGCACAGCCGGACTATCGCGCCGCGCCGGATGTATCTTTTAGCATACTGGCGCAGACGGGCTACTCGGTTCAAATCAACCCGGTGCCCCCAACGTCTTACCCCTTTCAAGTTGATATCGGCGTCGCGGCGGCCGATATCATCGAGCGCATGGGGCCGCCGTGGACCTATGTAGACGGGGGAGCTGACGGCGTGCTCACCAACCCTTACTTTTCCGGCACGCTTTGGGATCAACTCGCGCAGGCTTGCGCAGCCGCAAATGCAGATTTTTACGTGCAAGGCGACGAGATTTTGATTGTGCCTTTTGGCAAGCCTCGCGACACTTCGCCGGCCGTAGTGCTCACTCAGGAAACGGGCTTGATAGGTTACCCGATGTTTGAACGCTCGGGATTGATGGTCAGCGCGTTGTTTGACCCGGTCTTTTCGTGCGGCGTGCCTATCGAGATTCAAAGTCAGGTGCCGAGCGCTTCGGGCCGCTGGTTTCCCTATTCTATCTCGCACGCCCTTGAGGCGCGCGTACCGCGCGGCCGTTGGTTTTCACAGCTTCAATGCTTGCGGGTGTTGGCATAGATGCCCGTAGCAAATCAAACACCGGGGAACACCGCCAGCGACTACGCAACAATTCAATTTGTTGTGACGCAACTTTTGTCACGCATGGCAACCGCTACCCTCGTCAGGGTGCAGAAGTGTACGAACGCGGGCGGCGTCGAGCCCGTGGGTAAGGTTGATGTGCAACTCTTGGTGGATCAAGTCACCGAAGACGGCCAGACAATCCCGCATGGCACCGTGTTTAACGCGCCGTATCTGCGGATACAGGGCGGCGCAAATGCAGTGATCCTAGACCCGCAGCCCGGCGATATCGGCTTGTGTGTCTTTGCGATGCGCGATATTTCCTCAGTGAAGAGTGACCCGGACGCAGCCCGCAATCGTGCGCCTGTGGCCGGTGCGCCGCCGGGATCGAAGCGGACTTACAGCTATTCGGACGCGCTCTATGTTGGCGGCATGCTCAACGCTGCGCCCACGCAGTACGTGCAATTTACGGATACCGGCATCGTCGTAAAGGGGCCAACGATCAAGTTGGATGGTGACGTGCATATCACTGGCACAACGACGATGGACGGAGCGGCCACCGCGCAAGGCACAAACGTACACACCCACACGCACAGCGGCGTAACGCCCGGCGGTGGTAACTCAGGGCCGCCAGTATGAAAACGCTTTTACTCGATATCACGCGGTGGGATTTACTGACGGATGCGGCGGGCAACATCGCCGCAGCGGAAGCGCCCTACGAACAAGCGCAGGATGTGGCAAGCGCGCTGCGCACTTTCTTGGGTGAAGTCTGGTATGACACCACGCTAGGCATTCCGTACTTCCAGCAAATTCTAGGGCACACGCCGCCGGTAACACTCTTCCAAGAGTTGATGGTGCAGGCCGCAAAGACGGTGCCCGGTGTGGTCTCGGGCGAGTGTACAATACAGGCGTTCGAGGATCGCCGCGTAAATGGGCAAGTGACTTTTACGACTGACGACGGGCAAACGGGTACGGTGGCACTACAATGAGCACGAATGTTCCGCAAGTTGACTTCGCACCGGAAGGGCTCATCGTTCCGCAAGAGGCCGAGATTTTGGCCGGCGTGCAGGAAGATTATAACGAGGCTTTCGGCGGCAATCTCAACCCGGCGTTGAACACTCCGCAGGGTCAGCTTGCGAGTAGTACGGCCGCCGTGATCGCAAACGCTAACGCTGCGCTCGCCGAGTTCGTCAACCAAGTGAACCCCGACACAGCGGACGGGTTCATGCAGGATGCAATCGCGCGTATCTACTTTCTTGAGCGTTCCCCCGGTGCGCCAACCAACGTTGCGTGTCAGTGCGTGGGCGCGTTCGGTACAGTGATACCCGTAGGCGCGCAGGCGCAAGACACCAGCGGCAACCGCTACATATGTACGGATGGCGGCACTATTCCGGTGTCGGGGACAATCACGCTCAACTTCGCCAACGTTTTGAACGGGCCGATTGCTTGCCCGGCTAACACGCTGACGACTATCTACAAAGCTATTCCGGGTTGGGACACAATCAACAATGCGCTTGATGGGATTCTCGGGCGGGATGTTGAGACGCGCGCAGAGTTTGAATTCCGCCGCGCCAACAGTGTTGCAGTCAATGCCCACGGATCGAAGGAAGCGATTTACGGCGCAGTGTTTGAAGTGGCCGACGTTCTCGATGTGTTCGTCACTGAGAATGTCACCGACGCAGTGGTCAACTATGGCGCGACCAACTACCCGCTTGCGCCGCATTCCGTCTATGTCGGTGTGGTGGGTGGAGCCGCGCAGGATATTGGGGACGCGATCTATACTAAAAAGGATTTGGGTTGCAACATGAACGGCAACACTACTGTTACCGTTTTTGATACGAGCTACACGCCGCCGTACCCTTCCTATCAAATCAAATTCAACCGGCCGGACCCGCTGCCCATCCTGTTTGAAGTGCAGCTTGCGAATAGCGCCGCGTTGCCGGCCAACATTGTGCAGCTCGTGAAAGATGCAATCATTGCATCCTTTAACGGGCTCGATGGCTCGCCGCGCGTGCGCATCGGCGGCTTGATTCTCGCTTCCAAGTTCTACACGCCTGTTTCTGCAATCGGCCCCGAGGTGTCCATTCTCTCGATTCTCATAGGCACGGTGACGGCTACTCTCAATTCAGTGACCGCCGGCATTGACCAAGCGCCGACGGTTGACGCGCTGGACATAAACGTAGTGATTGTCTAAATGGCAACGTGGACAAAAGTAGATGGTGGGATTCATCCGGGGGACGGCATCTACGATGTTGCCGTCTTGGATGCGAACACCGTTATAGCGATCACTGGCGACAATAAAATTTTGCGCAGTGCCGACGGTGGCGATACGTTCGCCGAAGTCGTCGGTGCGCTGCCCGGCGCGGCGCTGTTTGATATCGCGGCCGGCAATGGTATTGCGGTTATCCACGGCAACAGCGGCGGCCTCGGCAAGCTCTTTTCTTCAATCGACGGCGGCTTGACGTGGGCCGATGTAACGCCGGGCGGCGCTACGATAGCCGGCAGTCCCATTGCATTCTTGCCGGGCGTTGGCGTCTTCATCATTTGCGATTCGGTCGCCACTAAAATTTGGTCATCGTCGGACGGTGTCACGTGGGCCGGTCCCGCTGTGGCAGGATTGCCCGGCGTTTCGGTGGGTGCTTTCGTTCGCGGGTATTTCGCCGAAGGTGCCGGTGTCGCGGTGTTCTCGGGTGTCGCACTCAATCCTAACATTTGGTTTGTACAACTGAGTTCCCCGGACGGTGTCAACTGGACCACGCGCAACTCGTTGATGGTCACGTCGCTGACCGAGGCTACGGTAGCGTGGAACGGCGCGGCCTTCGATGCCGTGGGGTTGGTGGATGGCACGGACGGGACCAACTATACGAGCCCTGACGGTATCGTCTGGACGCTGCGCAACAGCGGAACCCCGCCGCCGCCCTATGCGGATGCGCAAGCAACGCTCGGTGCAGACTTCTACGCCAGCGATTACAGCTCAAACAACATTGGCAAGTCAGTAGACGGCGGCGTCACATGGACGCCCGACACGGTGCCCAATTGCACCTATGCCGATTTGTGTAGCGTGACAGGCGCGGTGCTGGCGTTCGCTGAAGCTATCGAAGCGAACGACGGCGCGGTATGGACAACGGAGCTTGGCCCCTTCGTTACGGGCGGATTCATCAACCGGGTTGTAGATGCCTACGGGCTCACAATCGGCGTTGGTTTGGATGACGCAGGCGACGGCGGAATCTGGAAGCGCGATACAACCCCGGTGCAAGTTGAAGTGCCGCCCGTTGTTGGGTTGCCGCTCGCATCCGCCGAGTCTGATATTTTGGCCGCGTCTCTCGTGGTGGGTGCGGTCACGTCTGAAGCAAGCCTGACGGTTCCGTTAGGTGTGATCATTCGACAATTCCCGCTCGGCGGCGCACTCGTTGATGAAGGCACCCCCGTTGATCTTGTGAAGTCTTCCGGGTATATCGACGCGCCCGACGTTGAGGGCAAGACTGCGTCCGCTGCCAACGCCGAGATTTTGGCCGCCGGCCTGTCCGTGGGTGAACCCGGCGTAGGCATCAGTGACACCGTGCCCTACGGTAGCGTGATATCTCAAGACCCGCCGCCGCACACCCACATGCTGCCGGGTCAAACAATCACCTACGTTATTTCGGTGCCGGATGGTGACTTCAACGTCCGGCAAACGGTCATCAGTCAGTATGCCAACAGCCCAACGCTTTTGCGGTTGGTTGACAACATGGCGGAGTATCTACGCGAAGGCGTGAACCTCGCTAAGTTCTATCAATTCGTGTGGAACGTTGACACGGCGGTAGGCTTTGGGCTCGATACGTGGGGCCGCATCGTTGGCGTGTCGCGCTTGCTGCAAATCCCCGGCGCTGACCCTATCGTCGGTTTCGACAACGTGAGCTTTCCGAAAGACTGGTATCCAATGAGCGAGGGCCGATGGGCTCTTGAAAATGAGATAACCACCGCTTACGAGCTGCCGGATGATGCCTACCGCGTTTTGATTCTGACCAAGGCGCTTGCAAACATCGTCACTACGACAGCGCCTGCGCTCAACAAACTTTTGAAAAATATGTTTCCGGGTCGCGGCCGCGCCTTCGTGCGCGACCTTGGGAACATGGCTATGCAGTTCGTCTTTAATTTCCAGCTCACCACCGTAGAATTCGCTATCCTCACGCAATCGGGGGTCTTGCCGCATCCGGCGGGCGTGTTCTATTCGGTAGTGGTGATCCCCGGCGGCCTCTTCGGATTCCAAGGGTACACCGGGGCTAGGCCGTTCAACTTCGGTGTATTCAATTCGAGGCCGCCATAATGCCAGCTCCGCAACCTGTTTTTGTTCCCAAGGCGTTTGCGCTCAACGCGGCCCCCGCGCGTCGCAACGTCATACCGGACACAACGGCCGATCCACAGCGCGCCTCATGGGACGTAGGCTATCCGCCGCAAACCATGACGCCCGTAGTTGCCGGCGGCAAGCCCATGCTTGGCCCGGATATGAACGGCGTTCTTTACATGCTGTCATCGCACACCGTCTACCAGCAAAGCGGGCAGCCGTACCGCTGGAATGCTGACGTGGTCGTTGCGATTGTCGGCTACGCGGCCGGCACGCTGCTAGGTTCAACCGATGGCAAAACGCTATGGATGAATCTTGTAGACGGGAACATCACGGACCCCGACAGCGTGGGCGCTGCAAATTGGGTTCCGCTTTATTCCTACGGGATCACTTCACTACCGCCAACAAACGGCGGCCTTGTGACTGCAACCAACGCGCAGGCTTCTAAGTCTGTCATCGTGATTACCGGCGTGTTGACTGCAAACCTTCAATTGGTTTTGCCCAACGTGCTGCGGCGGTGGCTCATCGTCAACAACACTTCGGGCGGCTTCACAACGACAGTGAAGACGGCGGCCGGCGGCGGCGTGCAGGTTCCTCAAGCGGGTTTCGCCGGTCCTACCGAGGTGTACGGGGACGGGGTCAACATCTACAACGTGGTGGCACCTATCACGTTGCCCACGGATGTTGCGCCTACTCCCAACACCATTGCGTTGCGCTCAAATGCTGGATATCTCTACGCTACCTATTTCAATCAAAATAGCGCGCTGGAAAATTTCAGCATCAGCGAAGTCTACGCGGGTGCCGGCGATGGATTTTTGCGCAAGATAAACCGCGCGAACTTCGCCGCCAACTTTTTGCTTTCGCAGTTCGCCGGCCAAGTGGTGAATGCGCAAGTGCCGGTGGGTGCGGTGGATCAATACCGTACTACGATTTTGAATGACTCTCTTTTGACCGGCAACGCGCGTGCGCCTACTCCGTTCTCGGGGGACAACTCAAACAAGATTGCCACCACGGCATTTGTGCAGGGTCAAAAGTCTTTGGCAGGCAACGGCTACGTTGTCTTCTCAAACGGGTTGATTTTGCAATGGGGCTACGTCACCAGCAACGTGACGGATCACTTGCCGGTGGTGTTCCCTATCGCTTTCCCCAACAACGCCTTTGCGGCTTTTTGCTGCACGAACCGCGCAAACTCGGGCGCATCGAGCGGCTACAACTTCGTCTTCAATCTGTCCACCAACGGCGCAACGTTCATCATGGACACCCGCGCGGGCGTGGCGGCTGGATTTGGCGGCTACTGGTTTGCTATCGGGAATTAAATTATGAGCGGCACAACTGCACCTCAATATCCAATCACCGAGCCCTTCGGCGCGCTCGCGGCCAGCCCGGCGGATATCACGCTACCTATCCCTGTGCCGTCGCAAATCGGCGTGCTCGTGGGCGCGGCGTCGTTTGAAGATGGGTTCCCACCGTCAACGCACACGGACCCGGAAGCCGGCGGTGTGCCGCCCTATGGGCAGGACATGAACGGCATTCTATATATGCTGTCTCAGTACGCCGCGCTCGCGCAGGCGGGGCAAATTGTCCCCTTCAACACCGATACCGCAACCGCACTTACGGGCTACGCAGTGGGTGCGAAAGTCGCGAGTGTCGCCACGCCGGGCCGTGTGTGGACTAACTGGCTTGATGGCAACACGAATGACCCGGACGCCGTAGACACGGGTTGGCAGGCGGATGACCCACTCTACGCGAGCGACGCGCCGGCCGCCGGCACATTCAACGATGTGGCGTTGCCGGGCGCAAGTGACTACGTGCTCGATGTTGATACAACTGCCGGCAACGTGGTTTATACCGGCTTCGTTGCGCAGCGGCGCGGCCAAAAGCTGACGCTCGCCAATACCGGGGCCAACCTGTTGAGTATTCATGTGTTGGTAGGTTCGGCCGCAAACAATCAGGTGCGGGGCCTTGACTTAGATTTAGTACAGGGTCAAACCGTGACGATTCAAAAAGTAGTTGATGGTGCTCTTAATAAGTGGGTGTTTGTATGATTAGTAAAAACAGACGTGCGTATGTTGCTTTAGGCGTTGTGCTGGCGGCCGTTGCCTCGGTCGCACTGGCCGGCACCTTCAACTTGTTTTCGCCGGCAACCGGCGTGCTCAAGGGCAGCTCGTCAACCTATGTGACCACCGCCGCCGTGTCTTCGGACATTCGCGCGATGTGGACCGGCACTTGCAATGCCTCAAGTTTCCTACGGGGTGATGGGGCTTGCGCCACCCCCGGCGGCACGGTGTCGAGTGTCGGGCTGACGATGCCGTCGGGCTTCTCGGTGAGCGGTTCGCCGGTCACCAGCTCGGGCACGCTCGGGGTAACAACCTCGCTCAATGGCGTATTGCATGGCAACGGCTCCGGCTTCACTGCGGGCAACGTGTCGTTGACTTCGGAAGTGTCAAACACGCTGCCGGTGGCAAATGGTGGCACCAACCTGACCACCGCAACGGATGACGCCGCTATCGTGGGCAATGGCACCACGTGGGTTGCAACGGCCGTTCCCAACTGCGGCAGCTCTACGCAGGCGCTTGCCTATAGCACCAGCACCAACGCCTTTAGCTGTCAGACTATCAGCGCCGGCACGGGCACGGTGACGAGCATTGCCGCCGGCACCGGCTTGAGCGCGAGCCCCGGCAGTCCTATCACATCGAGCGGCACCCTGTCGGTTGACCAAGCCTTTACGCCCACGTGGACGGGGCTACACACGCACTCACCCACGGCGGCCGGCACTGCGCTGACGGTGAACAACACGAGCGCGGGAGCTAATACCACTTTGGCGGTGCGCTCTTCGTTCAGCTCCGCATCTACTACGCCGTTGCTGTCTTTGAAGTCTACGGCTTCAACTCCCTTTGCCACGTTCTCAATATCGGCAAACGGCACCATAGGAACGGATGATTTTGCACTGTTCCAAAATGGAACCAACACGGATGCGACGGTGCTTAATCGCAGCTCTACCGGCGCGCTGTTCCTCGGTGCCGGCGGTTCAAACCGCATTGAGATTTTCTCTACCGGCGGCGTTACGGTGGGCTCGCCAACCGGCGGTGATCCGGGGGCCGGCAAAATCAATGCGCAAGATGTGCAGGTGAACGGCGCTTCGGTTATCACTCCAACATCCGGCACTTACACTGCCACTCTTTCGACGGGATGCACTACGACACCTACGGCTACGGTGAAGTGGGCTAAGACGGGGAATATCGTTGTTCTCAATTTCGGGAACTTTGGAACCTGCACAAGCAATACTACAATCATGTCTCTTGATGCGAGCGTGCCGGCAGCCGAGCGCCCGGCAACGAACCAATGCGCGAATGTCATTTCAGTTGAAGACAATACGGTCATCAACCACGCTACCGCGCGCATTCAAACAACCGGGGTTGTTGATTTTGGCCTCGATGGTGCAAGCGGGGGCTCGTGCAGCGGTGCGGGCTGGACGGCTTCAGGCACAAAAAGTTTAGGTTCGGGCTTCTCGCTTGTGTATCAAACAGCAAACTAAAATGGAGCGTAGCCGCAATGTTTTTATTCGATCTTTTCCGCTTACTACGGCCGCCGCATCCGTTGGACAACAACGGCGCGAAAGACGGCGATCCTGTCTATCGAGCACAGCTCTACGAGGTTCGCGTGCGTGACTGGCATTGGAGAATCAATAACATGGTTCTACTTCTGACGATGTTTATAGGCTTGCTCATTTGGGCGTTGAGCCCTAGCGGCCTTCCCATGCTCGGCTCGATTGCGTGGGCGCAGACGGTTGACCAAAAGATACAAGCGGCCGTGAATCCCATTCAAAGCAAGGTGGATAAAATCGCGCAACAGACGGACCAAATTAAAGCCCAACAGGATGCGGCCGAGCTGTCTAACCTTCGGCAAAAACTCTTTGAGACTCGCGTAGCGCAGTGCAAGGCGCGAGCGCAGGGCAAAGACCGAGGCAGCAACAACCCATACACGGACAGGATGCAAGAGCTTCAAAATTTGCATTACAACCTGACGCACGCCTACTACCAAGCGCCGGCCTGCGAGGATTTGTAAGTGCATCTAGTCTTGACACGCGACACGTACACCAAACATGAAACGTTGGGTGTGCTTGAGATTGCCGGGCAGCGTTTCCAGACTATCGAACCGCCGTGGGTGCCCGGCAATGATCCGGGCGAAGACGGCGGCGAGCCCGGCAAGTCCTGCGTGCGCGAAGGTATCTATGCGTTGGTGCCGCACGATTCAGCAAAGCACCCGCGCACCTTCGCGCTCGTCAACGCAGAGCTTGACGTGGTCCACAACCCCACGCCGGGCAAGCGCAGTGATGTTTTGATTCACTCGGCCAATTGGGCGCGCGAGCTTGAGGGCTGCATCGCGCCGGGGCAAGACCGCGAGCGAGACGGCGAAGTATGGATGGTCACGCACTCTAAGGCTTCGCTGCGCACAATCCTGTCTCTCATGCCGTGGGAAATGGGGCACACCATTGAAATTCGTAAATCAACTGTCGGGGAGCAAATCGCATGAGCGCATTTTCAGATAAAGCAAAAGCTGTCCTAGCAGCTATTGCGCCGGAGCTTGGCGTAGCGTTGGGCGGCCCTTTCGGCGGCATGGCGGGCGCAGCACTTGCCCGAGCGCTCGGCACCAAAGAAGCCGGCGATACTGCAACAGACGCCGCGATAGTCAGCGGTGATCCCGAATTGCTGTTGAAGTTGAAGCAAGCTAACAATGACTTTCTATTGCAAATGGAACAGCTCGGTATCAAAAAAGAACAACTCTACTTTGATGACCGCGCGAACGCACGAGCCCGAGAGGTAGCGGTACGTGATCGCACGCCGGCCAAACTCGCATGGATGATTATAGGCGGCTTTTTGATTATCTCTTTAGCGCAGCTTGTCGCTATGATGGGGTGGGCCGCCGAGGTGGCAAAGATTCCCCCGCAAGGTTGGCTACTCATTGGCAACATATCCGGCTATCTCGCGAACGAAGCCAAACAAGCGGCGGCGTACTACTTCGGCAGTTCGCAGGGCTCGAAAGAGAAAGACGAGACTATCGCGACGATTGCAAAGTCTGATTGACATAAAACAGGCGGTCATGCCCCGCTGTCATAATACGGCGGGTCATGACCACTTGAATTATGTTACGCGGCTAAATCGAACAGCTCTTGCACCACCGGGCCGCGCTCGATGATATCGAGGTGGCGCGCGTTCACGGTCCAAAACCCGTTGCCTGTATCAATCAGCGCGAAATCTTCCCGAGTCTTCCAAGTGCCGTAGCGGCTCACATGGGTAACGCGCTCTTCCACGCGCAACACCCGGCCTTCGATCCCTCGCGGCACTTTGCGGCCGCGCGCCACGCGGACCCGGTCACCCTTGAACACGTCCCCGCGCTCGAACGCCATAGCCAACAGTTTGAAGGCTACCGCGCGCTCGTGGCGCTCTTCGTAGCGCTTTACCGCAGCCTGCACGCCGGCATGCGTGGCATTCAACAGCCGGCGCACGGTGTCATGATGCAGCGGGGCGGACGGGTAGGCGGTGGCCGCATACTGGAAGTGATCGGGCTTTTCTTCGTCGGGGTTCCACACGGTGAGCCAAAAGTAGGAATCATCCCGCAAATTCTGTTCACGCTCGGCGAGCACAAAACCTTCGTACTGTTGTTCAATGGACATGCGCGTTACTCCGTTGCAGTGTGGGCGTAGCCTATCACTGACGGGTCCGTCAGTCTAGTGATGCACGTCTCAATCTTCCCACTTACCATAACGGTCTTCTTCCCACGCATCGGGCACCTTGACCGGCCACGGCTCCCCGTCATCGCACACGGCCCAATGAGGCAGCGGGCGAACAAGGCTCATGTAGTGCGCCACGCTGCCGCAGTTGTTGGGTACTTCGGTAACGTTCTCATCGTGCGTGTGCATCACTACCGGGTAGCCGTGTGCTTCAAGCCGCATGATGGTGTCGGCCTGAATCTCGCGGCACATGTGGCTTATGGTGTTTTGAGTTTGCACACCGCCGTAGAGCTTCATGCGGAGCCAACCTATCGGCCCCTTTTGTTGGTTGGAGTTCCAACCTTCATAACTCATTTCATATTCCCACGGGCTCGCGTAGTCGCGCATTGAGCGTTGCAACCGTGGCGCGTGGTAGCGGATGTATCCGCCCGAGGGCGGCCGGCAGTAAAGCGTATCCTCGTGCATTTGATAGGCTACGCCGCGATAGCCAAAGCAATTGCCCGGTTCGAGAATGGCCGCGATGGCTGCGCCCTCAAGCCCGTAGAGTAGCTGTTGCTCGTCTTCCTTAAATTTGTTGATAGTCTGACCACCCCAATAATTTACAACGTTGGGGATCGCTGCCCGAGTTTTCAAAATCAGCGATTTGATGAAATTGTCATCACCGTACTCTTCGGCTCCAAAACGTTTCCACCCGTGAATCCACGCGCCGAAGTCAGCGGACAAGACCGCGAGCTTTCCTAGTTGTCTGTCCGGGTGGTGCTTTTTCTCTCGGTCCCTGTAATCCAAATAAAATTGCAGCGGTTTGCCCGTGAGCATGGACGCCATAGCTTCGTAGATTTTGCCGTGCGTGCGAAAAACGTTGATACGCCAGTCTTCGCCGGCCATGCAGGAAGTTGCAACCGCTTGGATGGCGGTAAAGTCCGCCGATATTAAACGGTGCCCCGGCCGGGCAACAATCATGGATCGCAAACAACTTGCGATCACTTCCAAGGCGTCATGCTCGGGGAATTCATATTCCACCAGCTCTAAGCATCGCGTGCGGATGATGGCAAGTGCGCGCTGCACTTGTTCGGGCTTTGAGAAGATGCCCTTGTACAAGTTGGCGGGCTGCACGCCCTGACCATTCCAAAGGCCCGTGTGCGCGCCGTAGTAGACGTATTGGTCGTAGAGCCGGCCGGCGGCCGTCGATTGCACGCGCAGCGCATAGTATTTTTTGACACTGCCGAATGCGAGAAGCTGACGGATGCGCAGCACGCGCAGCACGCCGGCCGGGTAGTCTGTTCGTTTGAGCCCTTCGGTGATGCTGTCTTCATCGAGCGTGTAGAGGTGGACGCCCTGCCCGCGCATCCATTCGAGCATGCGCGCAACTTCGGTGGACTCTGACACCGCGCCGTTTGTTATCTGCCGAAGCTCGCCGTTGTATTTGGCTTCGCACTGTTCAATGATCGCGATGCAATCCTCTACGGCGTCACGGTCTATCTGCATCCCGCGCATGTTGATACGGAAGTCAGTCAACCATACGGCCAACTCCCGCTCGCTCAAGTCTTGCGTGCGCACGCTCGCTTCCGCTTCGGTGCGGATATCTTGCCGGTTGTAGTCGTAGAATTTTTGGAAGTCTTCGCGAGCTGTAAACGGCGTCCATTTCAAATCAGGGTTTGACTTCGTGGGTTTGCGCGGCACAGTCAACTTGCGGATGAGCGTATCGCCGGCAGGGTCTTTGCGTTCCGATAGCTTCAACACTTCGCCGGCATTTTTGAGTTTGCCCGGATACGCCGAGGCGCGAGACTTCGCCATAGCGCAGCGGCATTGCTCTTGCCGTAGCTCGGGCCAGCCATACACAGGCACGCAATGGAAGTTCCAGACTTGCCACTCAAAGAACACGCCCCACGCTTCGATGATGCCACCGCTTGCGATGTAGTCGCACAGCTCACCCGGTGCGTGGGGGAGCGTGTAATCACCGGCCGGACGTTGGAAAACATCGTCAATTTCTGGCGGCCGCCACCAACGCGGGCCTTTACCGTCTTTCAAATTCCACGCGAGCGAGAGCACGCGGAAGGATGGGTGCTCAACGTAGTTGCGTGTGCCTACTACCGTGAGCCCTCGGTTTTGTTCTGCGATCCCCGGCAGTGACCCCCACTTTTGAAGGTGCGGGTGCCAGACATAGCCGGCTTCGCTGTATGTCTCAAAATCGAAGTCAGGAAGAACCGTTGCAGCGCCGATGCCTGCAATGTACTGAGTACCGGCGGGAGCGACGCGCCAATCAAGCATGATGTAAGTCTCAAGGCCCATTCCCCCACCGCTGCGCAGATTTTCGCGCTTTGCTTGTGGCCCCGCTGTTTGGGCAGCGGTGGGGGCGGGACTCTTCTGTCAGGGTCAGAAGGGTATATCGTCATCAATCGGCCCGTCATAAGGGCCGAGGTGGACTATCTGCTTGTGGCTAAAGTTTCACCATGTGGCCGGCCTGCAAGAGCTGTGCATCCGCCCACCCCTGAGCCCGGAACGCCTCATAGCGCGCGCCGGCCGGGTTCGCCATGCGATACCCCGCCGGAGCCCCGAGCGGGTCAGGATAGGCCGCTGTGGGCTGCGCAGGGGCCACAGGCGCGGCGGGCGGCGGGGGTGCCCCCGGAGCTGCCGCAGCGGGTGGCGCGGGATGCGCGCCGGGCACCGGGGGCGCGATAAAGGCCGGGTTGGGGGTCACTCCGACAGGGGGCGGCGGCGTCGCGGGAGCCCCGCCAGCGGCCGCGCCGGGTGCCGGGGGCGTGTAGACCGGGGGTGCCATGCCGGGCACTGGCGGGGCTCCGGGGACAGGCGGCGGCGCACCGGGCAGGTTGGCCGTGTTGCCGGGGATCGGCGCGGCGGTGACGCCGGCCGGCAGAGGTGACTTGCCGAAGCCCACGGTGCGCGGGTCCGGGCCGGTCATGATTTCCTTACCGGGCGCTCGATACGCGACCATGTTGTGATTCAGGTAGATGCCCGGCTTTTGCGCGTTGCCGTTGGATTCCACTGTGCCCCACACTTCGACGTAGAAACCTCGCTTGATGAGGCCCGGCTGTATCATCGGGTTGCCCTGTTCGTCGAAAACTTTAACAGGGTACATCGAACCAAATTTCAATATCCAATGGCCGGGGTGCCCTTCCTTGTCGCAATTCTTGCGGCCGGCTTCGTTGGGTACGGCGCTGTCTCCGTCTTCAATCTTCCACGCAAAGCGCGGATTGCTTGCGGCCTGCCCTTGCGGCCAATAGGCGTTGCCGAGCGTCCATATTTTTTGTCCCCATCCCGGCTCGTGGCCCCAATGGCCCAAGCCCGGCGTTTTTTGAATCGCGAGCGCGAAAAAATAATTGACGCGCTCTTTGCCGGCGTTCGGCCCTTGTTTGATAACAAGCGGGTTGCCCTGCATGTCTTTATTTTGAGGCTCGTATAGATCGCCGCTGACTATCCGGCCCACCGGGAACAAAATCACGTTGTCATTCTGTGCGTTCATTTGGAAAATACCTTGCGTGCAGTGATGGAACTATCCCGCGTCAGCTTTTGCGCTGCCGGGGGCCGGAAAGCATATTTTTTCATAACGTCAGGGTCAACCCCTACGTCAATCGCCTGTTTCGGGGTGATGAGCATTTCTTTTTTCGTTTGCGGCTTGCGTAGATCAATTCCTAGCAGCTCACCGAGCCCGACGACTTCGTCAACGTCCACGTCATCGCGGTAGATCATGCGCGACTGTCCGGCTTCCATGTGATAGAACGCCACGGCCTTACCTTGGCGCAAGAGCGCTTCCGCTTGCGCTGCAAGGCCCGTGCGTCGCGCTTCCAGCCGCGCGATAGCTTCATCAACCAACATCAACTCTTGGCCCATCGCTTCGGGCGGCAGCTCTACAAGCTCGGGGCTCGTGCTGAAGTCGATAAACGTTTGAGTTGCGTACTGTAGCGTCTTGCACAGGTGGCGGGCCTTGCAATCTATGCAATGCTCGCTCGTGCGCGCTTCAGGGTTCGGCATCAACGCGCGCTCGGCCGCACCGTGGGCAATGTTAATGATAGCGCGGATCATGTGCGCTTCCCCACGCCACACGCGGACGGGTCCGTCACGGTGATAACTGCGCGGTTGCACTAGCACGAGTTCGAGGTACAAGTCAGGGTCATTGTCCGTGAGCTGCAAGAGATTCATCACACCGCTTGCGTAGCTGCCCACTTGATAGTTTTCAAACACTTCAACGAAGCGGTGCCCGTATTTGTATTCTCCCACGCGCAACAGTTTGATAGGCCGCGACGGTAACGACGGGTCAGCCGCGCGCACCTCGGGCGGAAAAGTGTAGCTTGGGTAAAAGATAAAACCGTCAGGCGTGCCGGTGCATTCGGTGTTGTGAACGCGCGGGATCGCAACGCCCTGTTCGAGTCGTAGGAAAGTGTTGTAACCGCCCATCGCGTTGTTGTACATGATCGCACCGAGCACCATGTCTAAATCAACTTCCCATTGCCGCCCTTCGCTGATGAATTTCGCGCCTACGGGCAGTTCGTGGCCGTAGCCGGCAGCGTATCGCATCGCCACCCAATGCGCGGCTTTGCCTTCGGCCTCTTCCTCGGAATCGGGGAGCGGCGGCACTTGCTCTTGCAAAGTGAGTGACGCATTACAAGCAACAGTCAGATAGAGAGACGAGGGAGCTACGCGAGCGTGCATTAGATTGAATCCCAAAGTTGAGGGGCAATGTCCGCACCCAAATAGAGCGGGTGCTTAGGGCTTCCGTCTTTTGTGAGCCCAAGCGTATAGATTTTTCCCTCGGGTGCAGCGCGTTTGAGAATCCCCGCCGCGCGCGCCGCAAGCTGTTTGTCCGCGTGGGTGCCCCATCCGCAAACGATGATGGCCGCACGTTCGGCGTGGTGGACTAGATAGCCGGCATTCATAGCTTCTATCTCTAACGGTAGAGGCTGTACTAATTTTGGGTCCGTGCTGCGGAACGGGCTTACGTTGGTGAAAACCATTTCCCCGTAACCCCAAGACTCCGTGAAAGCCCACCCGCGCCGTTCGGTGGCATCGTCTGCGACCGCGTCAGCGGTGGAAGGATTCGTCAGCACCCAAAGCACGTAGCCGCGATGCCGGCGGCTATTCAGCCGGCAACGTTTGCAACTGCAAGCGGGCTCTATCGCTCGTCTCAAATCGAAACGATAGAGCCCGCAATCGCTGATGGTCGCCTCTCGCTTCATCGCATCGCGAGTATGGCGTCAATCGTCGCGTCAACAGTCGGGATGAGGTGCGCCATGTTGTTGAGCAACTGAAGCGACGGACAGCCCGCACTGATCACCGATTGCGTTACTTCTTCCGGCGTGATTTTGCCGGCCGCGCGCGCTTTGGTGATTTTGGTAACGAGCGCGCGGAACGGGTCAACACCGGGGCCTTCCGCGCCGGGGGTGGTGATGGGCGCTTGCGCTTCGGGCGCTTGTACGCCTGAAGTTGGGGGTGGCGGCGGGATGGGCGCGAGGTTACCGGGCGGCGGGGGCGGGGGCGGGACGGCTGCGCCGGCTCCGGGTGGATAGGCCGGTGCGCCTGTTGCTCCGGGGTGAGCGGGAGCACCCGGAAGAGTCACCGGGGCAGAAGCCCCCACCGTTGAAGGTGTACTTGCGGCTGACGAACCCGTCGAGCGGATACGCGGCGCAAGCTCACGCATCACAGCTTCAACGATTTTTTGGTCAATCCCCTTTTGGAGCTTCCAAGTTTTATCTTTCTTGACGCTCTTCCCTTTTTGGTGGATGCGTGCATCCCACGGAACGCCGGAAGCGTCGTACTCGTCAGCTACCGGGGGCTGCGCGGGCGGTGCCGGCGGGACAGCCGCAGGGGCCGAGTTCGGGGTCACTGTAGAACCAGCCGGAACCGTCGCAGTATCGACAGGGGGCGGCGGAGCCGGCGGAACGAAAGGGAGCACGTTGTCAACAGGGGGCGGCGGTGCCGGCGGTGGCGGTACAATGTGCGCCGCTAGGTCCGGGGGCATCGGCGGGGGTGGGGCCGCCGCTCCGCGCTCGGCTTCCTCGCGCTGTAGCGCATGGTCAAGCAGAAAATTTGCCGCCAGCCGCAAGGCGGCCGGTGTTTCGGCGAGTATGTCTATAGCGAGTTGCACGTTAAAATTCTCCGAATGTGTGAGGTACGAGCGTTGACGGGGGCTAACGATATCGTCAGACTGACGACCCTGTCAACTTTGCTTGTTTTAAGGGGTCACTATGGCGTGTCAGCGTTATCAGACGTTCCGCTTTACCGAAGAGTCTTTACAAATGATCGCCACTATGCGCGGCATCATCGAAGATTTCGTAAAGCAAGGCTTCGTGTTAACCGTCCGGCAGCTATACTACCAGCTTGTAGCGCGCGATTTGATCCCCAACACCGAAAAATCCTACAAGCGCGTCACGTCTCTT